TCATTCTTCCGACTGAATAACACTGTTTCCTAAATCAAATAATCCACCAGCGGCTAATCCTGAAACAGCTCCGGCCCATGCGTAAATCGCTAAATCTTGTGGTGCTAGGGTCACTGCGTATAAAACACCTAACAAAATACCCGCAATCACATTGATCACGGGCAAGAGTTTGTAATCCTTCATTTGTGTTTTAATTAACCCTGTGACACCGACGACTAGTGGTGTAATAATACTTGCAGCAGCTAAGATTTCTGTCATTTTATTTTCTCCCCTTTCCAATTTGTTTAAAAATAGATCTGATTTGTTCTTCAATAATTGAAAGCCGATTGCCATAGTCAATCTGACTTTTTTCTACCCGAATGATCGTCTTTTCTAATTTTCCTAACGTGTGATCAAGTTTCGTGAACATCGCATAAAATTTCGCCACACCTACGATCAATGTGCCGCCGAGTGTTATGATCGCTATCCACTCCCCGATAGTAATTCCTTCCATAAGTCACCGCCTATTCTACTTCTCTCAGTAGTTTTTTTAATTGTTTTTCAGAAATTGCTAACGGCACAAACATTCGGACTTGTTCGGCAGTGAAAAAACCTTGGCGATACATTCGTTTAATTTGTTCATAACTAAACATCTTGGAGCGCCTCCTTTACTTCGGCCAACTGATTGGCAAGTTGGATATCATTCATCATGAGTGTGGCATTCAGTTGTCCCATCTGTTGAATCTGTTCACCTTTACATTCATCTTGCTTTTTTAATTCTTCATACAAACATTCAAGATTTTCCAATTTTTCACGAAGTGTTGCGTTTTCTAATTCTTGCCAACGGTTTTCTGTCGGAATAAAAAACTGATCTGCTAATTCAATTCCTTTTAATGGTGGGACATCTGTATACGGAACAGATATCACACTATCGTCCAAGACTTTCCCAACATACTTCCCGCCTGTTCGTCCATACTGCCAAATTGATTTCATATTTTCCTCCTTTTATGTTACCAAAACTTCTTTGATATACACTTGATCAACACCCCAATTATTCACTGAAGCAGTGGTAAAATTAGTTTCTGTCACAAGCGTGACATGTTCTCCAGCATTAAACTTTCTTACACAAAACCAGCCAACATCATTGCGCCAATTCAATGAACCAGCGATACCAGCTACACGCCAGTCGCTCGCTCCGTTTACACGCATCCCAAGATAAGCATGGTAACTGTCATCGTTCGTTTGACAGGTAAATTTACCGACAAATTGGAGCGCACAGTTTTTTAGAATCGTTAAAGTTTTATTATCTTCAGATAGTGTAAATAAATCATTCGTTTTTGATCGCTCATTATCATAAGCATACGGATTACCCCAATTTAAAACAGTGCCATTCGAAACAGGTACTCCTACTAATCTTCCACCAATTAAGGATATTCCAAACTTTTCAGTTGATATACGTTCACCTTCAATATAAGGATGGTCACAAAAATCCTTTGTTCCTTCAATAGACTGTGGCTCTGTCAGACTTACTTTGTCGTTCAATCTTTTTTCAGTGTACTCAGGTGTAACATCCCAGCTATAGTCGTATAGATTATTACTGTCTTTCAAACCTTCACCAAAGTACTTGTAGAATGCGATTGGTGGTGTTGCCGTATCTCCTTTTTCTATTTTTATCCAATCAATTCTGACAGCCCCTGTTGTTCCAGAAGGCATCTGATATATCCTTAGGTTACTTGGTGAGGCACTACCTGTTAGGTTATCCGCTGTTGGTGTAAAAGTAATTCTCCAAGTATCTGCTACGCCCTCTACTGGTAACATATCATCTATCCTACATCTACTCTCTTGACCTGTAATGTATACTCTAAATGATTGTGTGGTAGGTTTCGTACCTTTCAATGTTAACGTATAGGGTTGTCCTACAATAAAGTTTTCTGTCATATCCTTAGCGTAAAAAAGCCAAGCATTAGATGAGTATGGGAAGGGTTGTTCCTTATTACCCAAATTAGCATTCAATGGTACTTTTGAAATCTGATAAGGTGCAATTAATAGATTAGGTTGATGCGGTGTAGCATCTGCACCTTCTTCTATTTTTAGCTTTCTTATTTTAAGTGTTCCTGTTGGGATTGTCGTGTTACTTACCGTTTGCCAAGTAAAATATAATACTTTAGGCTCACGGCCTTGATAATCTATAGTCGAAGTCCCTTTCACCGTAACCCATGTATTTCTAGGCACATCACGTGGTAATCGTGAAGTTTGTATAAGAACTTGTCCACCATCTGTATAAGCATAGTTAGCAAAAACTTGTGTAACATCCCCTGTATAATCAGCCCCCACATACATTTCGCAACTCATCGTATACTGTGTTTTATCCTTTAAGTACACACTTGTTTCCGGGTTAGTATTCCATTTGACTAATCTTCCACTACCGTCCATTACAACGGTATATTCACCGTTTTCATATGTTACCGCACCACCGTCTCCCCATTTAAATGTATCTGAGTCAGTCATAGCTAGGTTAGGATTCCCTGAATAGTCGAAATTACCAAAATCAATGCTGTTTGAGTACATCCGTTTTAGATTACCTAGCTCGTTGATTTGTTGCTCAGTTTGATTAATTTTTTCATCCAGCATTTTTACCTTTTCTTCCAAACTAACCGATTGGTCATTTGCTCGAGCAAATAGTTTTTCAATCTCCTGTTTGGTTGAATCCGTCAATTCTTCGACTTGCTGGGCAAACCAATTAAACCCATTGAAGTAATAGGCATCAATTTCATTTGTCGTTTCTTCCAAAGGACTACGATGGATCCTGAACCTAAATCGTCCAGCAGTATCAAGGGACTGTTGATTTGGAAAGTTTACATAAACAGAACCCTCTACAACTCCCTGATACCCTAAAATATTCTCTTCTAATACAACATGCACATGACCATTGACCGGATCATCTACCACAGCTAAATAATCATGTCTCGCTAGCCCATCCTCGGCCGTCTCCAAAGGAAACGTTAATCGAATTGGAATAAGTGTTCCTTTCGGGATAGAAAAAGCCACTCCTTCATTTTTTAAAAAGAAGTCGATTTTTGCCGTTCCACGGTCATGAGAATAAAAGGTGGTCCCGTTGTCAATGATAGCTTGTTGGACCGTATCAATAACAATGGGTTTGTTTGCCACCTTAAAAAACTGATTTTCTTCCATTTACAACACCGTCCCTTTAGTTACAATCAGTCCGACACCTGCAGTTTGAGTCGCTGTACTAGCAAAACCAGAAGGCGTGGTTCCTCGTAAAGTCGCTGAGTCACAACGAAAACCTACGGTATTTCCAGAACCCGAAATATCTCCCACGTTAATTTCTGCCATAAGTCGTGAATGAATCGCAAGCGCTTGGTTCACAAAAGTAGTTCGTCCATAAACATTCATCTTCGAGGCCCCGCCACAGTAAAGCGCATTATAAGATGCTTGTTGGGTAGACTCCCCAAATTTACAAGAAGCGATCGCCATATAACCGCCTTGCTCATTCATGATCCCATATCTTCTGCCTTGGAAAATAGGAGCATTCGCAGTATCCACTATTTGAATACCTAAAATTTGAAAATAGCCACTACAGAAGAAAAAGCCAATACTTCTGACTTTTACAGGCAAATCACGAGTAGCTGGAGCTAACGTTTCTTGACTTTGAATGGTGCGAATAACCAATGTACTCCCCTGAATATTCGCTAATCGGACATCTTCTAAATACACCCCGTCTTCTACCCAGATAGTAATCGAAGAAAGATTTAAAAGTGGAATCATATTGACGGCCATTTGGATGGTTTGAAAAGGCCGTTCCTCTGATCCAGCTCCTGTCCGATCATCCCCTCGTGTAGCAGAAACGTAGATGTTTAATGTTGCTGCACTAGGTGAAAACAGTTGTTGAATGACTTCGTTAATCTGTTCGACTGAAGCCCCTTGATTGGCTAATTGAAATTTTAGCTCACGTATTCGCCTAGCAACACCTTGTTCTCCGCTTAATAATCGATCGTTTAAGGTTGGATAAGCCGTCCCCTCATGATCCACTCGTGCATCTACCACTTCAGTGGGTGAATTTCCTCCGACACTAAGGACCAGATTAGAAATCCGTTGGTTGGTGGCAAGCTGTTGCGTATGGATTGAGTCGACTTCTTGTTTTGTTTCACGGACATTATGGTTAAATAGTTTCTTCCATTCACTTGAAATCCGATTACTGACTAATTCTTTTAAATTCATTACACCACTCCTTTCTGTCGTAATTGAACCAATAGTTTCGTCATTGTTTTTTTAGTGTTCGAGAGAACCACTTCAGGTGGTTTGTTCGGTACTAAGGGAAATGTTTTAAGCCCAACTACTTGAATATACGTAGAAATTCCCATCGGCTCATAAATAAAGGGAACGTGATCGCCTTTTTGTATTGGCGTCTTCCACTTCAACTTAACGACACCTGAAATATTCGGTGTATCTTGTAGATCATTTCTCAAGCGTTCCATCATACTTTCCTGATGATGATAGCGTTCATCTCGAACAGGATCTTGAATTCGAATCCCCCATTTTGCCGATTCTTGACTGGTAAGTGTGACTGGAGGGAAAACATAATCACTCTCCCGAGGATCATCTGTTTCCACACCTTCTTTCAACGCGCCAAATCCACGAATCTGGGTTTTTAAGTTGTACGTGTCAATGTCGAATATCACTTCATCCGTATTATGCTTAAATCGAATCGGCTCATGGACTTTTTTGCCAAACGCATCGGCGGACATAAAGCGTAAATGTTTATTGTCCGGAACAACAACTAAACGAAAGTCCTGTAGGACTTCATTGATCAACCGTAAATAATTCGCATCTCCAAAGTTTTCCTTGTCAGTTGCTGGAAATCCACCGCTTAACTGCCAAGTAAAACCGCGAGCACCTGTTCCTAGTATGTGCATCAAGAGTTGCATCGGGGTTCGCCGACCGGTAATTTTATTGTATTGATACCCGTCTTGAATCGTGTAATAGACATGTGTGGCCACAACTTTTTTATACACCGCTTCTCCAACTGCCGACTCTTGCATTTCTTTGATGACAAATTGTTGGCCTTGAAAGATGGCAGAAGACTCGTAAGTCACTAAATCATACACAACACGGTTTCGAATTGTTTTTCGAATAACAAAACCGACTTCCCACGTTTCGTTCATTTGCCAGTTTTCATAAAAAGACCCCTGATCGTAATCGGTCAGGAGTTCTTCTTGTGTTTCTTCATAATTTCGAATCGTTAACATTGGTTCACCTACTTATAAAGAAATCGGAAATCCCATTCGGATTTCACACGACTGATATTTTGTAATTCCATGTGATTTTCGCCGGGTGCTAATGTGATCACTCCGTGGTTCGTATCAATGCCGCAAGAGACCCCATTTTTACGTGGATAGACACTTTCTAGCACTAAGGATTCTCCGTAGCGACGATGCAGTGGTGGGTAATAAATAAAACGATCACCGGTGGTTCGATTGAACAAGATAAACTCTCCGTCTGATTCCCCTTCGATTCGAATCGTTAAGTCATGTTCTCTGGGATCAATCGTGAAATCTCCCCCGTTGAAAATAGTAAACCGACTCGTTTCATGGGTATATTGATACTCTTCTGCCACTAAACCTTGCGAAAATTGCCAGTCCTCTTCTAAGTTAAAATTAGACTGAGTACTTGCGATTGATTCGGAGCTCCCAGGGAACACCGTGAAAGAAAGGGCGAACATTCCTTTTTGAGGCATGATTTTTTGTACTTCCCAGGGCTCCGGAACAACTCTAAATCGTTTCCCAGGTTCTCCAGAATAGCAAATGTAGTAAGGATCCTCTCTGTAAAATAAACTTCTCATCTCGTTAACGACCAGACGCCAATCGTACAGATTTCGCGAAGCCAATCGGAAAACCAAGAAGAATGGAAAGCTGTCGTAGGCAAAGTTAACCAGGCGACTTCCATCACTTCCTGAAAATTGTTCAAATTGATACACAGGCTCAGGAGAACCCGGACCCACATCCGCAATCCGTATCCCTTCAAACAAAGCGTTGAAATGAATAGTTCCTTCTTCACAGATTAAATAAATTTGTGTTTCTTCATGCAAAACCCACACCCCCTGTGTATTGTCTTTTATACATTTGTCTTCCTAGCGATTGGTCAAAAGTACTGGAAACCTTCTCTCCATCTAGGATTGAGTTCACCTTGATCGGACGACTATTCAGCACCCGTGCCAACTCAGCCATATCTATTGATGAAGATTGGTGGACAATCGTTTGACTGATTTTTTCGTTGGAAAGCTCTCTCCACATACGTGCAGAACCTAAAGCAACTTCTGGCGTGGTAATTTTCAACATGCCCGCCGACAAGTTATCTATCTCTTGGTAAGCAACTCCTGCATATTTTTCGATACCTGCGGCAATCCCCTCTGGAATCCACCGTCCGACCTCGTTCGCCATGACTTTCGAAGGACTATTTATATCCAACGCGCTTTTCATGGTGGCGGCAACCTGATTGGCAATTCTATTTGCGGTTGCCAATACAGAGGCTGTACCGGCATTTAATCCAGCATTCAATCCAGCCATAGCATCTCGACCCACTCCATTTAGCTGGTTAGGCAATCCTGAAAAAGCAGATACAACCGCCGAGCTAGTTCTTGATGCAGTTGAAACAGGTTGACTTGCAGATGAATTCATTCCACTATTTAATGAACTAATTGCGTTGCGACCTGCCATTTGCATCTGATTTGGCAACTGATTGAAGGATTGTACAATCCTATTTGATATATTTCTGGAAGTTGCGACAACCCTGCTCGACTCTGCCATCATTCCAGAATTCAATCGACTCATAATATCTCGACCGATCGATTGAAATTCACTTGGCGTATTAGTAAAGGTCCGTATCAAGTTGCTATTCAAAGCTTTCACAGTAGCTAATTGTACTTGCGATCCACTTTGGAAACTCATATTCATAGAATTCATACTATTGGAAGCTACCATAGGAAGCGCACTCAACGCGTTAGCTACATTAGGAACAACTTGATTAAAACTTACTGTCATATTTTTGATACCCATGTCGGTTTGTTTTACCATTTGGTCAACCAACTTATTTACTTCCGCAACAACCACTGGTCTAGTGGCTGCGATTCCCGTTGCAAGACCTTCTCCCACTGCTTGTCCGTACTCAGCATAGTTACCTTGGTTCATATGGCTAGATAGTTCATTATTTGGAGTGTCTGCGACAGCTTTAGCACTTTGTTGCACAGCTTCTTGACTGCTATCAATCCCTTGTGCTACACCTCGACCTACCTCTGTTCCACTTTCCTTAGTTTTTTCTGTAGTCATCTCAGCTTGAATAGTATTTTCTGGTATCATTCCTATAGCTTTAGCTGCTAACTCAACATCGGCATTAGATTGATTAATTCCTTCACTTAATCCTTTACCTGTTTCTTGACCAGTCGGAATATAACGATTTGCTTGTATGGTTTCCTGAAACATTGTTTCTGGAGTTTGTGCTACTTCTTTAGAAGCTTCTTCTACTGAAGTAATATTATCTAAAATTCCTTGCCCCAATTTTGTTGGTGGTGCTGCACCCATTGAGGCGTAGTCTGTTTGTTCTAGTTGAGGACCCATAACTCTCTCTGGCGTTTGAGCAACTTCCTTTGCTGCTTCCTCTACTTTTGGGGTTGCTTCTACCATCCCATCGCCAATTTCTTCGACAGATTGACGTCCCCACTGTGCAAAGTCTTGCCCCTCTGTTCCTCTCCGTAAAGATGCCTCACTTTTTTCTGGAATTAATCCAAATTTTTCAGCAACAGTTTCCGTTTCTTCACCAACGATATTCCCCATACTCGCCATCGCTTGCTTCATCGTCGCATCCGCAGTCCCATTTAAATCACTAATGTGCTGTTGTGCTGTTTCTGGTAATTTACCTAATTCAAGATCTAAATTTTCAACAAACCACGCCGATTGTTCAGCTGACATTTTTGGTAGGTCCTCCATATGAAGACCCATTTGTTTCAGCAGGCTTTTTGTATGTTCTCCACCTAACTCCGCTAATGAACCAAGATTCAGCCCCATCTCATCAACCATTTGCTGTGTTTGAAGCGCACCCGCCGGGCCTAGTTTTTCAAGTTGCATAATAATGCCATCATCTACACCGGCCTTCGCCAAAATGGCAACATTGGTCGACCAAGTTCTCATAGCTTCAGCATTTTTTTGTAGATTTTCCTTCATTTGATCCAAGCTGATTGCTTCTTGTTGTTCAATCTGCTTAAAAGCATTCCCTGATTCTTCTACCAGCTTTTTGTACATGCTATTCATTGATTCCAAGGCAGCTTGTTGTGCATCAGATAGAACATTCCATGAAGTAATCATCTGAGAATTAGCTTCTGAGACGGTCTCTGCGACTGCTCGTCTTTTCTCTTGCTCCTCCGCGTACAATTGATTTCGTTCGGATTGATTTTCAACAAGTAAACCTTGAAGTTCATCTTCCTTCTGGGACAGTCCTTCCAGTGATTCTTTGACTTTTTTCTTTCCATCCACGCCAGATTCTGAGGCTTCTTGCTCCAATCTCATACGTTCTTTGGCTACTTCAGTTAATGAGGATTGAATGTCTGCAGCTTCTTGATTCAACGTCTTTTGTCGTTCGGTTAGCCGATTGACTTCTTCCATTCCTTTAGAAGCTTCAATCCGTTTGTTTATTTCTTCTGTGGTTGCATTAAGCAGGCCTGTTTCTTCATCGTAAGAGAGATTTAGACCAGTCACTGAATTATTCAGTTCATCAACTGCATCAGCCATCAATTTTTTATCCGCAGTCGATTTATCTTCAATTGCAGAAAGCCTTTGTAATTCGGCTGCTAGATCCTTGTTTCTTTCTGCATTCGACTCGATCACTTTTGCTTGTGACTCAAATTCTTTTGCACTGGACTGGGTTGACTTTCCGACATTATCTAGATCGTCTTTTAATCCATCTAATTCACTAGCTAATTCTTTGGTCTTTTTACGTGTATCTAAAAAATTTTTTCCCATTATGGCTGCAGCTACACCAGCTGCTCCTAAAACAGCTGCTGTACCCGCGACTACTGGATTCAATAGAATGCTAGCTGCTGCCAGTGCCTTCTTCGCTGCTGCAGAAGCACCAGCAGCAATCGCATAGGTTTTTTGGGCAGCTGCTGCACCTTTTAGTGAGGCTGCATTGGAAATGTTTGCTGCAACAACCGCTTTAGTGGTGGTGGCGTTCTGTAAGTTGAGACTGATTCCCAGTTTTGTAGCAACTGCATCAACTTTTTTAGCCATCGTCGCACCAGAAGTTGCACCGGTCAGGTATTTCAACATCTGAACATAAGATGCTGTAGCAACTGCTGCTTTCTGTACAATAAGTAGTCCACCAAATGCAGTTCCTAATCCGATAATCACGGGTGAAGCTGTCACAGCTGCGTCCTTCACAGCAATAACCCCACCGGTCATCGTATCAACAGCCGAAACAACAGGAGGGATTACACCAGCAATCCCATTTAGCGCACCTTCAAATGTTTTACCAAATCCTTGGATGTTTTCTTTCATCGAGCCAAAACGTGTTTCTGAGAATGCCTCGTCCATAGATGCGATAATATTTGCTGTTCCTCGGCTTGTTGCAGTAGCCATATTGGCAAACGATCCTGCCCAAGTATCCCCAGCTTGTTGAGCCATTCCAGAAACCGATGTGAATTCATTCCCACCATCACGCATAGCCTGTTCAACCGTATCAAAAAACTCATTGGCACTAATTTCGCCATCACGCAACGCATCACGAATACTTTGCATACTCATACCAGTCGCATCTTCATAGATTTTCCAAGGATCTACTCCACGGCGAACCATACGATCCATTTGTGCCATGTTAACCGTTCCGGTTGCTCGCATCTGGATCATTGCATCCATCACATTATCCATTGTTTCTGCAGCGCCATCACCATACATGGCAACTGCATCACCCCAGATTTGATAACTTTTCGTCGATTGTTCTAATGAACCATTTTGCATCACTAAACGTTGAACTGTCTGTGCCGCACTATCCAGCATGTAGTTTGTACCAACAACGACATCTCGAACGCCTTCCATCCCTGCAGCTGCTTCTTCTGAGCTGCTTGTTAAACGGGTCATCGTATTTTCAAAGTTATTCAAAGTATCAATACGACCAAATGCACCATCTAATGAACCTTTAGCCATCGTTAGTGCTGTAGTTGCTCCTTTTGTGATCAACATTGCTGCACTTAGTTTGCCCACAGAGCCTGTTAACAAATTGGCTTTTGGCTCTGGTTGAGAAAAGGAGGTACTCATTTTAGCACCAGACTTTTCTGCTTCATCACCCAATGACGTAAGATCCTTTTTCATCGCATCAACCGCATCACTGACAGTCTTTGCTCCGTCTTTGGAACCAGCTTCTAAACTAGTCTCAATGCTCTTTCCTGCCTTAGTTGCTGATAATTCAACAGGACGAACCATCTGCGCAGAGGACTTTTCTATAGATCCAAGAGCGCTAGCTGCTTGCTTGGAACCTGCTTCAAACGAATTACCGATGCTTCTACCTGCCTTAGGTGACGTCGCTTCAATACTGGCTAACATGTTACTGCTTGATTTCCCGATACCATCTAAAGCGCTAGTCGCCTCCTTGGCACCAGATTGAAAGGAGCCACCAAGCTCTTTACCAATTTTAGGTGCAGAAGATTCCACAGAAGAAACCAAGCTTGTGACTGATTTAACGACACTGTCATTGGCCTGATTGGCATTTTTGGCACCAGAATCAAAGGATTCACCCATGATACGTCCTGACTTAGCTAGTTCAGTGCTCGTCGTGGAAGTTAGATCTGCCACTCCTTTAGCCACGCTATCTGTTGCGGTATTAGCGGCCTTAGATCCCACTTCGAAGTTTTCGCTTAATGATTTCCCAGCTTTGACAGTAGCCGTATCAGTCGATCTTCCCAAATCAGTCATCGACTGTTCAACTGAATCTACTGCTTGATTAGCAACTTTCGCTCCTGTCTCAGTATTGGCACCCATATTATTACCAATTTTTTTTGTAATATCATCAGCATTTTTTCCTAACTGTCCAAAGTTTTTTTCAATTGAACTTATTACATTAGGAACCTGCTTGGCGTCGACATCAATCAGAATACTTATTTTGCCATCTTTAGTCATTATCTTCCTCCTCTCTATCAGTATTTAAGGCATAGTATCTTTGTAAATCTGTCATATCTTGCTTATATTCTTCTGAATCATTATTTCCTGGTTTCCAAGCTCGAATCTGCATAATTCGTTTAAGTGGGGTGTCTGAAGGCAGATTATGTAAAAGAGCTCTAAATTTGGACCAAGTCAGTATTCCCTGTTTATCAATTAAATCGATGTTATATGCTTGGATAAAAGAAGCGTAAATAGTCTCTGCATCCGCTGATATATCTATTAATTGTTCGTGCTCTTCCACAGAAAGTGGCTCTCCGTAAAAACTATATTTAATGAACGGTGGAACTTCCTTATGGATAAATTGGTCGTAAATAAATACCCATAGACTAAGTGCATCCTCAGATTGATAGCAACCTTCACCAATTAATAAGTCTAGACATAGACAAGCTTTCTCATAATCAGTGAATATTGCCTCGTTTAACACATCAAAAGCATCTAATACAATATCAAATGACAAATTAATCAAATACTCACGTTCTTTATAAAAAAAGGAAGTGACTTCTGGGTCATTTAACCTCATGTCACCACCTACTTTTTATTTGCTACTTTTTGCTTTTTCTTGTTATGAAACTCTTTAGTTAACTTTTCTGCTGCAAGCTCTCTATCCTTTTGTCTTTTTTTTGCTTGTTGTTCGACTTTTTTAGCAATAGCTTTGATAGTTGGTTCATAAGCACGTTCAAGTGCATCAAAATCTGGTACACATTCATATAATTTTTCAAATGTTCCTTTACCAAAGAAAAAATCATATTGATATTCAAGAGTCCCTTTAGCATGTTCTATGACTGTTTCAACATTAGTTTCGTGGATAGAATCTTCTTTAAGTTTTTGTTCGTATATGTCGAATTCCTCATAGTTTTCTTCTACAATAATTCGTTTTAAATTTTCCAATGAGCTATCAAACCAGATTTCAACACGCTCACCAGTAATTGGATTTGTAAATCCTACTGGAAAGCCAGAGAGTTCAATATCGATATCAAGTGTTTGTTTCATAATTACCTCCATATAAAAAAGAGAAGGCTATAAAGCCTCCCCCAATATTTTAGTTAGTTCGTCTTTTTTAGCATTTGACGGGTATTCTATATTTTTACTATCAAGTGTTTGTTTTAATTCTGGAATAGTTAGCCCAGTAGCTTTCAGTTCTTCTGGCTCTGGGCTGTCTGCTTTGAATAAGGGCCCCATTTAGGTGTAGTATCATATAGAACAGTAAATTCAATATTACCAAATTCAGTAGCCCCTCCAGTTTTCGTTTGAGGACTTGATAAGGTTGCAATTCCTTCCCTTTTCTTTTTGGGATTATCTCGATCATCAGTTACTCGAAAACCAATTTTCCGATCATCTCCAAATAACCCAATCATTTCATCAATTAATTCGGATGCTTCATCACCCTCAAAGTATTCACCCGTAAAACTATAGCCTAGTCGATGAGAGGTGATCGTTTGTTCTGGTTCTCCCGACCCATCAAAGAAACCGTCTCCATCGTCAACTTCTTCTTGTGAGGCATCAGAGACACTCTTGATTTTTTTTAAGCGAACCCAACCATCTTCAGTAATTTTTCCATCTTTCAATTTTTGAATTTCAAATCCAATTAGCGCAATTTTTTTTCGTTTCATAATATTCCTCCTATTTATCAAAATATAATGTTGCTTTGATTGCTAATCGATAATACAGAAATTTTTTGTCGTCATAACCTGTAAAAAAAGGTTCATCTACAATTGTTATTCCAACAAATTGATAACTATTGTTACTAGATGGAATATCTTCTTGTTCTTCTAGTAACTCACCTAGTTCAATCATTATCCGATCTGCATTTTCACATTTTGTTTTATAGACAAATTCATAATTTAGTTCTTTTTGTTTTGATCCATCCATAAAAGTTTCGACCGTTTTACCTCCAGGTAATGCGGTTAGACGCATCGACTCGTCTTTATCTAAAGAGTGAATACGGACTGGTACTGGTACTTGGTTCGATACTTCTAGCAACTGATCAATAAAATCCATTACCAATTCGCTCCCCTCTTGAATGCTTCTAACCAACTAGACATAAATATAGATTTTGCTTCTTTATCCCAATATGGACCAGTTCCCGGTGTAGTATAATTAGAAAATATTACCTGTGTTCCAAACTTATTTGTAAACCCTCCGTGATAATGAGCCAAAGCATATCGAGCATTCCAAGTAATCTTTTCTCCATTACTTTCAACAAAAGACATATCTCTCAAGTGTTGGCTCCTCATAGGAACAAATCTTTCATTCATATCTAAATGAGCTGTATTTGCCATTTCATGCCGTCCATTTTGTATAGATGAATGACTTAATTTTATTTTTGCTCGACTTAAATCAATTCTTACAGATGCTCCCACTAAACTACCTCCAATTCATAGCCGAATGGTTCAGGCGAGTCAGCAATCAACGGAACGATTTTTGTTATTGTGTATTGTTTACCAAAGATTTCAACTTGATCTGCAACGGAAAAATCCGGCAATGCTTCAGTGTATTTCTTTACCATAGAGATCAATGCATTTGGGGTTTGTATTTTCCCATCAATATCCTTTGGCTCAAATTTGACTGTGTCATCAAAGCGGACATGATCAATCACAAGATCCTCTTCAAGAATTGGCTCACCTCGTGGACCCATTCCGTTTTTCTTGCGATAGATCATCGCATGAGGGAAAAAACGTTTTGGTGGCACTCTCATCGGCTCACCCCACGATATAACAGACCTGTCCCAGATAACTGCAGCATAGCGTCCCCAGAAAGAAGGGATACTTCGTTACTCCCTTTGCCTTTAGAAACGCTCATCCGTCCAATGGACCAGCTATCAGGCTCTTGCATTCCAAACGTTGTAGTGGCCTCAGCCTCATGCATGTACTCAATTTGATAAGCAACAGCCAACTTGAATGCATCGCGCCGCATCGGAATATCTGACTCGAGATCATTCCTCTGATAAAAACGTCTCGTTTGGATGTCCAACAATGCACTAGCTTTTCTCAGAAGCTTTCGGAAATCTTTTTCAGTCAGTTCTGTTTCTTTATCCACCAAGCGTTTATACTCTTTAAGAGACAAGTAGCCACATGGTACGATGCTTTCCTGATCATCAAAGATTTTGTTCAACGCCTTACGTCTTATTCGTTCCATGGTTTCACCTCCATGAAAAAGAGAGTGGTTATTCACTCTCTTTTAACAACTCAATTAATTCTGATTTTTTGACAGTAGATGGATACTCGATTCCGAGGCGATCCAACTCGGCTTTAAGCTCATCAATCTTCATATCATCGATAACTAATGACCGACCTTCTGATCCAGAACCGTATTCATTCTCGTCAGACTTCCCCGGTTTTTCCGGGGTCATGCTTTTGGGTCATTGTAAGAGATATAAATCGCAGGGCGCGCTTTCTTAAGTACCAAGCAATCGTAATAATCCAACCCTTTGATGGTATCGCGATAACCCCCTCGATCCTGTTCTGCAGGAACCAAATCAATCGTATTGTACTTCTCGATTGGCTTAGCAACGGTGATAGGTGTCATAATGAAATTAATATGCTTGTCTTCATCGACCTGCAACCGATTTTTAGCAACCTTTTGGATGATGATGTTCGTGCCATCAAGCATCTCGACACGACGATCGATACCGTTAAATTGAACAGTGTTGGTGGTAAAAGTTTTAGAAACGCCATCTGCATTCTTCAATGCTTTGTAGGCATCACTAGACATAAATGCCACAAACTGACCAATGACTTCTGTGTCAGTCATGTACGCTTCAGCATCGTCGAAGCTATCTAAAATATTAGATTTAGTGATTGTTTGTTTGACCGTTTTTCCTTTGTAAATCTTATCAGAAGTATCAAATCCAGCTTCAAGCAAACGAGCAACAGCGGTTTGATCTTTCTCAGGAATCGTAACCAATCGAGTGTGCTCTTCAATGACAGCAGCTACTTGATAGGCTGCATTTTCCGATTGATCTAAGCGATCCATGTCGTAGCCCATCCAACGTTCCTTTTCCAATTTTAAAGTTGACTTCTCAACTGATATATTGTTCCGTTCATTTTCTTTATTTCGCTTATAATCGGCAGCAGTAAATCCTTGCATTTCATTTACACGAACTTCATGAGTCCCCACAAAATCAGCTTCTGTAATATCTTTTGCCCCTTGTGTCAATACTTCCCATACTTGCGACTCAGCTGCAAATTCCTTGTCGATTTTCGCTAAATCCTTACTGTCTAAAATTACTGGCATTTAAACCACTCTCCTAATTATTTTTTGTTCTTGCAATATTCTCTGCTAGATTATCTTTCCAGCTTTTTTCTTTAGGAGGCTCACCACCACCTGTATTACCAGCAGCCACAAACTGCTTTTTCTTTGGCTGTGGTGCAGGATCGCTTGATTGAAACAAATAACCTTCATCTTTTTTCAGTGAGGCTACTTTATCATCTAATCCCTTGACCCCTTCGTCAGTCATTTCCAATTCATCTGCCTTCAACAAAGCTTTCACAGCTGTAATGTTCTTAGCTCCAGCTTGTGTTAAAGCTAATTCGATCGCAGCGTTCTTACGATCTGCTAGTCTTTCAGCGGTTACGGTTTCTAACTGATTTTTATAGTCATCAATTTGTTTTTGCAGATCTTCATTTCCACTGTTTGATGCTTTCAACTGCTCAACAAGCGCATTTGCGGCGGTTAAATCTTCGTTTGCAGTTTTTAGCTTTTGAGACTTATCGTTAAAATCAGCTTTAGGCACAGCATTTTTCGGAAATTCTGATTTTATTTCTTTTGTCGCTCCGTCTAGATCAAACTTCCCATCCTCTCCGACGTGTTTTGATAAAATTTCTTTGATCCATTCCATGATTCATTCTCCGTTCCTTTTTATTCTGGTTGGTACCAGTTTAGAGTGTGAGTTATACCGCTCACTCGGTAGATGAACAGTTTAATGTCATATTCAGGACAAAATAAAAGCCTAGCAAGCTAGACTAAACAAACCAAAATCCTCAAACTTCAAAGCAAGACCAATTTCATAAAATGTTAGTAAGATTTCAGATAAGCTCAATTTGCTTTAATCCTCCACCATACTTTCTCCTTCTATGAATACACTTGCTCTTTCGAATAATCCCGACGTAACAATTGATCATGCTCATTGATAAAAGTACGCAGTGCTGCTTGACGTCGTCTGACCAGTTGTTTGAAGTGCAGAACATCTTCATTGTTGTCCATTGTCGTTGCTCCGTTCAACTGCCGCTTGGCACGACGAATAGCGACTTCCATGCGTCGTTGCTTGGCAACCAAGTCTGCATTGTCAATCGCTTGCTTTGGATCATACTGCTTCATGTGAATATCAAGATCCGGATCATAGATTTGGATGTACAATCGATGTCGACAATTAATACCTTGGGTTCCGTCAGGCTCACCGTATCCATGATCATAGATCGATGGAATGTGCCGTAATTCTTCCGGCGCATCCTCTTTACGGACAAGCAAGATCCATCCGCCTTGGATATGGGCGCAGTGTGGTCGTGCAGCCATATGGCTACTCATGATTGCTGTGACAATGCCATGCTCTAATCCTCGCTTAAGTCGCAGATCCTGATATACTCGATGAGTTGTGGCTTTCAAAACCATCCGAACGTAGCGCTCAAGGCTCCATTCACGTCCTGATTTGTCGACAAAGGTCGTCATCACCCCTTTTTCCACCATCGCATAGATCGACTCTCTAAGCGCCTGTTGTGGCGTTTTTGTGCCTCCAATGATTTTAGCCACTGTATCGTTTAAAACTTGCTGATACATTTCTGCTAAGGGATTGTTAGGGTAGTTGGTGTCGATCAGGGTTTGGTTGACATGGTTGTCGAGCTCTCGCCATTGCTGATTGAAATATGACTCCATCACATTGTCGATCTCCGTTCGTGGTGGCGATTCTTTTCCGGTTTGCTTAGCCAAATTCTTGTCGAGATCTGAAACGACCTCAAATCCCATGTCCACGATGATCTTACGTAGTTGCTCATAGGAATACTGACTTGTTTCATTGACCAGTTGCTGCAGTGATTGTTGATTCAACAAATTTAATTGCTGCATCTTTTCAAGCTTCCATCGAAACGCATTATCTTCTGTGAGCGGTGTTCTCGTTGGCTTGTTTAACTGACTGATAAGTAGCTTCATAATTTCGTCTTCCATCGCCATGTAGGCGTCTTGGACGTAAGAAGCCTCAATATCTAGCTGGTTGGGTGTAATGGCCATTCAATCACTCCTCGAAGTCTTCGTATCCAGAATCTCGTATTTTACCAGTAGTCTCATCAACTACATCTAATTGCGCTTGTCGGTAAAGATCTTTTGCCTTACTTTCAGGCAACTTCATTATTTTGGCTAAAGTTAACCATCCGGGAATCAGCCCATCATTTTTCAGTTCACGATAATAATCAGATTCTGACTTTTTATCTAAGAAGATGCCATCATCAAAGTTCACACCGATCTCTTCACGATTTGGAGATTCACCACTAAATAGTGGTTTCCCATCAACTTCTGTGGCCCGGCCTAACTCACACAACGCTAGTACAACATCTCGAATGAATTCCTCTAATTCGGTTGTTTGCTGGTTCCTCGATTGATATGTTTGCGAGTTCTCGCTGATTACCTCAGTTGCCGTCTTATTCGTCGTACGTACCCCGGCACCATCGAAAACGAACGTACCAGTCGAAAGTCCCACTTCCATTTCTAGAAGACGTAACCGATGATTGATTGCTCCAATGTATTGTTCTGTTCGAATTTCATGAGTTAAATCCGTAATCTTAAAATCATCTGGTTTAGCTCCGGGAATAACCACATAGAAATCATCGTTTGGGTCAAAGGTCAAATCAATATTTCCAGTCTCTTTGTTGGGCACACCATCCAGCATCGATTCAGGAACAGCAACTCGTCGTTTTCCCACATCAATTTCATGATCAAACGCATCCAACGCTTTGTTTAGTCGGTCGAGTGTTCGTTTACAGTTATCATACACACCGACACCAAGTGGGGAGTATGGGTTGATATTGTTAAAACCTGCTGTCTTAAAATAAGAGAAGATTGGACGTTCAATTTCTTCACCATGAACAGCCACCTCAAACTCTTCGTACTGCTTTAATGTGTTTAAAGATACTTGCATCCCCAACACATTAGATTTTTCACTTTCGTATAGTTCCATAGAGACCCAATACTCACCATCGATCCACTCATGGAATTCTAACAAGGTATAATAGAACGTTTTGTTCCCTTGGGTTTTGATCGTTTTAAATGCCATTGCACACTGACTGATCTTATTTGTACTGCTTTCCAATGGAAAGAAAGCATCCGGGAGCGCCCATGAAAATTCCACTTGTCCTTATTGATCATTGAAATAAGGTCGCACAACTAAGCCACCAAGAGCCATTGCTGGTTCAAGATACTTACTGAGATTACGCTTGAAGTCATTATGTTGAAACACAGACTCTATCCAAGCGCTAGCTTCATCATATTTTTTTGATTTATCGTCTTTTCCGATCGTGATTTCTGCCTGTTCATTGAACATTACCTTCGCATATTCAGAAGCAACCTTGCGGGCCATATTGATATTCGCCTTTGTCCTCTGATCAGAATGACAATGGGTGTACCCTTGATAATAGAACAAGCTGTTGTGAATACGATCATATTCTTCACGACTCATTTGAATCTTTGGATGATCTAAAATACTTTGTAGCTCTTTTTTCGCTCCTATCGCAACCGCCCCCTTTCCAAAAACTCTTTTTATTGCTTGCCAAAATGACACTTGATCACCTCCTGCTAAAGAACATAGCGTTTCGTAAAGTAATTAATCGCATAACGACATTCGTCTAATGCATGGTTGTTTTTATCCACTGGGTAGCCAGAATCATTCCGAACGTACATTCCTAATTCTTTGATGAAATGATAGTGACCATACTTGCTATCATGATCGTAAAGAAAAAAGCGTCCTTTTGAAAAGGCGCTTTGCGTTCGTTCAATCCCTACTTCAATTTTAGTGCCATTGCTGGTTACTTTGTCTTTTGAGTTGTTGTCTGCTTTTGTTGTGACGATTCCTAACACACGTAATTCCTCACTCAATGACTTACAGGCTGGATCGACAAAGAATTTTGAATGCTTAGGCAGCCATGACCACTCTTTATAACACCATTCTTTAAACTGCTTAATTTCCTTGGCATACTCACTCATTGCTTTTGTTACCCCTGTATCAGTACCGCTATGATAGAAGTTGGCCATTCGATAGAGATAATACTTTCCGTCTTTCCATGTAACGAGATTTAAGGAACAGGTAGTTGCATCACTTTGTCCGCCGTCTGCACTAAAGAATGCTTCTACAGGCTTGCCGATGATTCCCTTCGACAGATGAGTATCTTCGTTAAACATTGAATAGATCACACCTTCAGGCATCACACGATCACCTAGCCAATCTCGTTTGTAAAGATACTCGGAGACTTTACATTCCGCTTCCCATTCTTTCAAAGCTTGTTTCGTTAAAATAGGATTATCTTGTGGTCGCCAATGACGAAACTTAAAAGACCCAGTTTCTATAAAGGGTTTAAGAGTTTCTAGGTTCGGATGATTTGGTGCTGGTGGATTCTGTTCAGCGAGGTGATAACGAAAGCTAGAAGCTTTAGTCCGACGAAAAGCCTCATCTATAACTGCTTTGTTAAGCAGATTGAATTCCAAAAAAGTGACAGTTCCAAATGACATACCAGTGATGGCACCGACAGCATTTACTTTTCCGCCGCCTTTATAATAGATCCGCTTTTCTCCCTCTGGTAGATTGATCCATAAATGATCCCCATGCTCATCGTGTCGAATCTCAGCACAGCTGGCAAAGATATGTTCCAGTCCGAACCCTTCACAATCCATAAACATTCTGTAGGCTTGTTCTTGGTTATAAGCAAGAACAAGATGATTCGTATCGGGATGTCCTGCGTATATTAACGCCATCTTTTGAGCATCTGACATCGTCTTACCAGAACGAATCGTTCCCTCGTTCATCTCCATCCGAATTCCTTTGAGTGGTTGAAAAATATTCTCTTTTTGTTTAGTCGATAGTTTCAACTGACTCATCTGTTTCACTCTCCTCATCTTCTTCTATTGGACCAATAATCGCTTGGCCAATATCAATAAGGCCTTGAACTTTACTTTGCTCACCTTGTTTAAGAATAAGTTTAGAGACTTTATGTTCGAGAATATCCGCTTCAAAGGCTATTTTCCGTTTTTGCTCTTCCATTAATACAACTTTTCCTCCTAATAGAGATAATTCATTTAGTTGTTTAATCGATTTTGTCAACTGGTTACTAATCCGAGTTAGTGAATCTTCAATTGAAAGAATATCATCAATTTTACGGTATACTTTTCTACTTACTTGGATATCTTGCATTGCTTCACGTTTGATTTCTAGCTTTTTACCATCTTTTTCTATAGGAGTTTTTATTTTTCTTAGCTGTTGCAGCCGCTCAACTTCTTCCTCATTTAACCCTTCTTCGGCTTTTTTGATTCTTTTCATCATTCGTAGCTGTCGAATCTTCAGTAGCCGTATTTCTTCAGATAAAACAAAAGAAGGATCATCATCCAAACTTGAATAGATGTCCTTCTCATCATCACTTAACGTATCAAAGAATATTGTTTCATATTCGCCAGTTTTCAAAGCGTTCTTATTACCTGATGGCGGCGATGCTCTGCTATTCCCTTTATTCCCTTTAGCATTCTGATTACCAAAAGGAGCGCCTCCTTGATTGGTAACGTTACTTTTGCCAATGGTAACATTACCTTTCAATTCAGCGCTCCATTTATCTATTGATTTCCATTTTCTAATTTGAGAAGCTGAAACATTTAGTTCATCTGCAATTTCCTTTAATTGCTTTTCTCCGTTGGACTCTAACCAAATCCTTTTGGCTTCATCACGTCTTGGATCACGTTTTCTTGCCATTCATTATACACCACCTCGCAATCATCTTAGGTTGAGTTTTGTTTTGATATTTAAAATTAATCTATAGATAACGTTCTGTATTTATTCATCTTCTTATCATAACTATCCTCAAGATAACTAATTTGTTTTATTTGTTCATTATTGAAGATACCCGTATTTTCATTAACTACTGTATCTTTAAACTCATATGCCTTGCTTAATTCGTCTATTTTTTTTATTAAACTTAGGGAAAATTCTACTACTCTAATCATTTCAAATTGCATACTTCCGTTTATAAAAACTAATTCTTTTTCCTTCAAATATATTAAACGTTTCATACTTTTACACATCATTTTATTTAATTCATTTAAATCTCTGTTTCTTTTAGCACATTCAAATATTGGAACTATATAAAGTTTTTTTATCATTTTTTGAAATTTAAATACTTTACATTTTTGATAAACGATCCTAACTAAACCAGGTATAGTACCTATAATCACTGTGGAATAAACTATTATCATATCTCTAGAAACAAAAAACTGTATTACATTACTCATCGTACTTTTCCTCCAGACTGTTTAATCACAGTATATCAAGAAAAAATTATATTCTTCAAACTCTTTCAATATCATAATGGTTTTCTTCTATTTATCATATTAATCCTTTCCTAGAGTAAGTTCGATCTCAGATCATAATCAATAGGTTTCAAATCCATCACCTTCATTACTTCGATTTGTATTCTAACACTTCAAATTCTTGACTATATTTTCATGAATATGTGGCTCTTTAAAATCTCCACATCCGCAGTAGCAAAAGTTATATCTATCAATCTCTTTAGGAGTAGCTTCTCTAGTCATTTCAACGATGGAATAGTCCTTTTTTATCTGGACTGATTGGACGACCCTACCTGGATCATCCACACTCGGATATGGATAATCATTAGACAATGATTGCTTGTTGTTCGTTAAATCCTTCCATAACAAGTTGGTTATAGAAATATTTAGCGTGCTTTGCGACTAGCGCTAATCCTTTTTACGCTTCATAAAATGTTGCCTCTGCAGTTTGATTTGATTCATTTAATTTAAATAACTCACTTAATTGTTTTTTATTCATTTGTTTACCCTCCCTTTAAAATAAAAAAAAGACCACTCAACGAGTGATCTAATATATAATAAAGAAGCCACCGAATCACGATGGCTACATAGTTTATTCTTCATTTACTCTTTTAATTATCTCAGATAAGCGAGGAATCAGTGATGGCCCTGGACATTCTGTCGATGATGGAGAGTTTCCTTCGGCACACTGGTGACCTACGATCTTCATTTTTCTACCATACCGCTTATTAATATCTTTAATTAGTTTAACTAATGAGTCTACCGTCTTGTCACTTACTTTCCAATCTGGTGCTGTTGAAATATTACAATTCTCAATACCTATAGAGTAAGAATTTGCTTTTCCAGCGTGCCATGCTCTTTTTTCTTCTCCGACATATGCTCTGATTTCTCCGTCCGGTCCTATACCATAATGAGCTGATGCTTCTCGCTCACGCCAAACTTCAGGTACACCATCATAATTAGTCATAGCCATATGATGAATAACAACTGTTGTAATCTCAGTGTCATTTCGACTATTCCATCTTTCTTCGCCATCGTTAGCAAACTCTTCAAATTGATAAGGTGTAGCAAGTGGACTAATAATCGTTGTCATAAATCTATCCTCCTTGATCTTTTTGTAAGTACTTACATAATTAGTATAAAAGTTATTTACTTTAAATTTCCATCGAACAGACTATCAAAAATGTCACATTTATTATTTTGCTGTGAGATATTAGTAGAAATTTAAGAAAGTTTAATTTACATTATTGATTCTCGTATTATTTCACTATTCGAATACTATTTTTTATCTATAATATTTGAACTACTCTAGTTGGATTATCTTCATTTGGCTATGAATATCTATTGATTAGTTATTAGTATCAGGAGTTTCTCATTATGTAACTAAGTTGGCGAAGTGTTGCTGTTTTTCTTATGAGTGTCAATAATGATTTCACTAGCTATTAATGTCCGTTTTTTGTAATTTTTTTACTATAATCATTTACTTATACTAGCAGAAACTAGTATATGCTTTTTTGATATAATTTGATTTTTGGCCTGTGACACATCTTGGATTAGCGTGTAATCTACCTCTAAAATATTTACCTAGTTTTCATAATTTCCTCCTAAGATAATGGTAGAAAGACTTTGTAGCATCCAAGTTTATCTCATACATTCTAAGTGACAGACTTGTGTAAACAGTCCTCCCTAGACAATACACTTTGATCAAATGTTGTAAAAAAATGTAGCTTGTATTGCTTACGAGTCTTTACCTTGTCCCTTCTAATCATTCATCTGATTTAACTTTTTCATGACTTTTTATCCTTTCGCTGTATAATAGAGTAAAAAAGAGAGGTAAGTAAAATGCCTTACTATGTGATCAAAAAGAAAAAGTTAAAAATATCGAATAATCGATTCGTCATTCACGAATGCACTTGCCATCGTATTAAACAAAAAGATGAAATCACTGCTATCGGGTATCATACAGAACATAATGATGCTCTTCTCTCTATTAGCTTAAAAAGACCCTCAGACGAATTTTTATTTTGTAGCTTTTGTTGCAAAACTCGAATTATAAGTAAATAGGCCCTACAATCTGCCAGATTTGATACCGGCAAATTTTTTTCTCAAAACAAAAAGCTATCCTTTATAGGACAGCTTCTCTAATATCTTTTAACTTAACTACAGCTACCTTATTGCTGTCGTCCACTAACTCGACGACTGCTGTTCTTTCTAAAATATTACGAATTTTGATTTTATAAAGTTCTTTTTCTCCGACTACTTTAGCCATGTAGATGCCATCTTTTTTCAATTCACTAGTTTCTAACATAAATCGTTTCACCTCTGAGAAGATTTTCCATACAGAATAAACAATTTTTGATAATTAGTAAAGCATATTCATATTGTAGATATAAACAAATCCAACAACCTTACACAAGCCTGACAACCGCTTCTCTTCCCTACCACAGCCTCAGTTGCTATTGTTATGGGTCAGATACTTATTACACTGACCAGTGTTAAATAAGTCCTCCCAAAGTCACTGGAGTGGGATTGCACTACACACAAGAACCTACTAGGTTCTCACGAGGTTATTCACATTGACCGTTGCGTCTCCTACTTCCGCCACAGCGACATAATAAGAATAGACAGCAACATATGAACTATCCGCAGGAGCTGAACCCCACATCCTTTAGTTTATTTGCTGCTGTCTATCGAAGCTTAATTACAACGATGAGGGAGATTTCCTCCCTTCAAATTGTTTTTGTCGAAGTCCTGTTTCCTAATCTTTCGACACTATCATAATAAATCATTTGCTAGGTAGTTGATCGGTACAAAAAAGGTATAAAAAGGAAAGCTTCTGGGTAGTAAATGGGTATAAAAAGTGTAAAAACTGGCTACTTAAAAGCAACCAGTTCTAATGAAGAAGCAAATTGAATGATGATTTTGTTCGATTCTGCTTTTACAGATTCCTCGCTCGTATTATTTCTTTGAGCAGTTACATAAATCGACATACCGTTGATATAACGATCATAGAATATCTTTTTCCGTCTTTCTGTTACATCAGGTTTATGCGGATGCTGAATTGCTGAATAGCCACGAATAAATAATTTGTGCAAGTACTCAAATTCTTGTTGTGCTTCCTCTTTCTCAATCATCATTCGTTCTGCTTCAAATGTATTATTTGCAGTAGAAGGTGGAACCAAGGAGTAAGATGCTGTTACTTTAGGCTCACGAGGTTGACCTACCCTACATCTAGCTGACAGATATGCTGAAAGGAAAACACCAACATTATGTTTTGTGCGATCCATATCCACATCTTTTGCCTCTGGTGTCTCATACTTCTTTACATCGAAAAGTACCATCCATTGATTCCTCCATTTATGATATAATAATTGTGTCAGAATTATTAATTAAGGTCGGAGGAATCCGGCTTTTTTTATACCCATGCTTATGCTAAGCTTTTCAAGTAGCGAGGTTGCACTCGTTACCCATATACATGTTGAGCTATCTGGCGGAAAACAGATGGCTCATTATTTCAATATTCTGCTAAGGACAGCCAGTGGTCGGCTGTCTTTTTTATATTTTAATGAGAAGCCTTACTTATTTTTTTATCTTTATTACGAAAAATGATATTATCTATTGATAATAAAGCGTATAGGAGATGGTTGAGTGACTATGTGGAGCATGCTGTTATTTTGGATTCCCGTTTGTATTGGTGTCGTCGCGTTTTGTTACTTTGTCAAACACTCTAGAACAAATAAGCTCCTCATGTTATCTTTTTTACCTATAGTATTTTTTATTGTACAAATTGTTAAACATACCTATATTGAATCGCAAGAAATATTCATTTTTTATGTGGTAGGTTTATTTATCTCTGTGCTCTTTTTCATAATGATACTTTCCTATTTTTATAGAAAATAGATTTTTTTCTTAGAAGTACATTTTTTTGCTGTTTATATAGCCTTCATATCCACTAATCGAGCCACTGCAACATTCGCTTTGCTCTTCGCTAGTTCTTTGTCACAGTCCATCGTATTCTCAATACGAATAACTGCTGAATGATTATACACACGTTCTACATACCCTCTGATTGGATAAATGAACTCTTCCGCTGTACAACGAATCATATCGCCAACTTTAATTTCTGATTCCACTTGCTTAATAGGATTTTTAGTTGGTAGATCCATCATCAAGCCACCAATTCCATAAGCATCAGTGTAAAATTCGTCTTTTAGTTTCATTTGATTTCCTCCTCAGCCTCTTCCAATCCCGATACACTGCATTCTTTAACTTCACCACCGAATTTTCTCGTAGTTTCCTCAGCCTCTTCATAATTATGAAACCACCGAGCATCTTGTAATGCGTGAACCACACTTAATGAAGCACCACCCATATATCGATCATCTTTCCTATAAAAATATTCACCAAACTCAATTACATAAAATTTCATTTGATTTCCTCCTGCTCTAACGCATAGCCAGCAATATTATTAGTGTAGAATACTGCCTTCCGACGGACTTTGGTGCTAACCCCAAAATATTCAAACGAAATTTGTTCTTTTTGCCATTCATCTCTAAAATTTGTTACTTTCTCAAATTTCATGGTTGATCCGTCTTTATTCCATATGATTAAACTTTTATCTTTACTCATTCCGTTCCCCTCCTCTTCAACTTCGTCGGAGAATCTCCTATACATGATACCCTTTGAATCAATGAGGTGATATATACTACCATTGTTCGTTTTTATTATAATTGCAACTTCTACTATTGCACCTGTGACTTTATCCAATACTTTCATTCCGCCACCTCTCCCACTTAATTTATTTCCTTAATAAATTTTTTTACAGCCCGATTAATTATCTTATCAACGTCGTTTAGTAGAAAAATTCAAGAAGGGTAATTGTTTATTCATCGATGTTCCTCCTTCATAAAAACTAACCAATGTGTTTTTGTTCACTTGCTTGAATATATCTGAGTTTCAATCTTATTATTCGTCTCTAAATCTCTAACGTGTTAGCGTTAATTTGTGGGGGATTTAGGGGGTGGCTCATTTGTTTATAACTGCAAAAGTTATCTTTTGGGTGATAGTTATTCTTTTCGTCCTAGTTATTTGTAGATTTGCAAAATGTAATGCTCAATGTTACACAATGTTTCTTTTTGCAAGTCCGATTTTTTATTTTATAATTAAAATATTTAACTATGGACTTGATCAATCGTTATCTGTTTTTATTAGATATTTGATTGGCCTATTTCTCGCAGTTGTTACTTTTATCGCATATCTAATCTATCGCTTTAAAAAGTAACAACTAAACCAGTCTTTATGGCTGGTTTCTTAGTCTATTGCTTCAATATTTCACTATTCTCGTACATATTTCCGATGACCCTTACATAAGGCTTTAGCCTAGCTAATAATAAATCTCCGGCACACCATGTTAAGTCGTGTTGATTCCATCCAACTACATAATTGCCTTCGATTTCTATTCCTGCACCACTATCTTCTTTTCTTTGAAATGGATGATTTTCGACCGCTACAATATCCCCATCAAAAATCTCCACACCGTTCTTATCTTTCAGTCCTGTGGATTGCATGAGTATGGTATCGACTTCAAAGCTGTACCAATCACCTCTACCGTTTTCTATGGATAAATAGCCTATATTATCGCTAAAATCTATTAATTCAACTTCATGCATTGACTTGTTTTTCTTATCCCATGCTCGAAACTTCGGTGTCATTTGCTGTCTTCCTCCATATTCTGAAAAATAATAATAGCTTTCTCTGCATCTTTTGTAGCTTAATTGTACAGGTAACTTCTTAAGCGACGTATGGCTTTGCTAATCATTACTCTTTTCATTATCCTTTTCCCAATCACTCATTTGCTGGCCTCTACCCCAAACCGCAACTTGGCAAGTCCGATGATCAGTAGGTATTGCTTGTCGTACTCGTTGTCTCCGTGAGTCTCTTTCAGTTTGTGTAAACTCATATAGATTGGCATCATCCAAAGAATCTCACTACGGTTTTTAACCTCAGTATCGTCGGAGACCCATTCACTTTATCTCATTTATTTCACAATGAATGTATAGAATTATAAAACACACTACTATTCATCAATTATGTGTTAAACTTATATAAAGGAGTGAAATTTATGCTAAAAACACAAGTTGATATTGTATCAATAATGAAAACTGTCTCATTACAAGTAGCAGATTCTTTTGACAGTGCTTCAATTATTGCAGAATTCGATACACCCAATGAACTAATTGAGTATTCAGAAAAAAATTTTGATTTAACATCAAAAAAATTTATAGAAGAGTTTGAAAAAAAATTTCAAGAAACTTATGTTGCTGAAGTAATTAAACAATTAAAAGAGCAAAGTGTGACTTTTAATTAGCCTCTACTCAGAAAGGGGCTTTTCTATCTCAGCAAAATACGGTAAATTTTCCTTTTACGACTTCCTTTACAATAATTGCTAATCTCTAACAGATGAGAATGGCAGCGAGATTATCTATCCCTTGGCTTACTTTTCAAGAAACTCTTGTAAATTAACGACGTGCCGATAAACTAAAAACCATTCCTATAGTCACAATGAGCATAATTAGTTTTTTCATTTGCTGTCCTCCAGATCACTAGACTTTACAAACACCCCATCAACCATTTGCCCAGTACGTCCTTTAATTTCGTTCTAAGCCTGTACTAAGCACTCCTCAGCAGTCAACCCATGCTGCATAGCTGAAATGATAAGAGTAACAAGCGTGTCTCCGATACCATCTTTTACGGCTTTTAAATTGCCACGAGCCATACCAGCTCCGACCTTTCCAAGTTCCTCAATTACCTTCAACATCTGTTTCTCTGGTTGTGCCTGATCCAATCCTTTATTTTTAGCCCATTTCTCAATATTTATTGTCAGTTCGTTCATTTTTCTTCCTCCATGTATTTAAATTGACGGCCCTTAGAGTCAATATCCATGTGCTTCGCTCTGCTCCATATGATATTTTTTGACAGCCCAGTAATTTCTGCTAACTGTTCAGCTGTACCTGTAACTAGAATTCTGTCGCCATGCCAAATTGCAATTTTCCTCGGTGTTTTTCTTCTAAGCTTCTCAGTCCATATCTTTTTACCAAGCTTTTGTACTTCTACGATGATTTTTTCATCTTCTTGCCAAGATTCCGCACTGGTTAATTCAGCAATTCGTTTCATTGCTGCTTTCTTATCCATCCTGACAGTCTCCTTTCAATAATTTGAGTACTTGATCAAGTGCACTCTCACGTCCGCCGTGAAATGTATTTAACCATTTGTCTTCATACGAAGCGCTTTGCCTCATCGCTTCTTTGTGCATTAGCTCCACTTGAGCTTTCAACTCATTAATTTCCATGACAGTACCCTTGTCTTTCGAGTTCTCTTAAATGTGCTTTTAATCCTTTGATACATTCCCAAAAAAGCAATTTCATATAAGCTGTTTCCCTTAGTTTTGTACGATCAATGTAAAAAGCATAATAATGACGTAATTTCGCCCAACATCTACGATCATTTTTGATCTGTTCGAGATTAACTGCTGCCAGTTGATCATGTACGATTCCTAAAATGTCATACTCCTCATCTTTTTTGTACTTAGCGATTTCTTTAATTAATCCTAAGTAGTCAAAATTAATATCCAAATCTTCTCCCCCTTATGCTTCATCCCATCGGGGCTTATTTGATCGTTCTAGCGCTTTTTTCTTTTGATAGGCTTCTTGGTCGATTGCCCATTCAGGAAGTGTCTCTCGTCTTCCTGTGCGCTTGTAGCTACTATTCATCTTCTTAGGCTCACTTTTTTCTTTCCTTGCCCAGCTTCGAATAGTGGCCAAGTAATTTTTATAAGTTTTACCAGCTGATTCACAATACTCGGATAACCGTTCAATCCTTTCTTGATAATCATTAGGGAATTCTGTTTTGAGTTTCTCCATTTGGTCATCTGACAAGAGAACATTTTTATATTCCCCGTATTTATGACGGATGGGCTTAGCCTTCGATTTTTTCGAAGGCGGTAACTCTCTTATATATTCTTTTGTATTATTAAATGTATTATTAATAGATGTATTATTATCTTGATAGATTTCTTGGTGACCCCCCGCCAAATTTTCTTGGTGACCCCCACCAAGAATTCTTATATACCTAGCCTCGATTTCTTTACTACCCTCTTTGTACTTAACTTCTCGGTAGATATAGCCTTTTTCTTCAAGTGACTTTAGCCAATTCTGAATTGTTGGCTTACTTACTTTGTATTGATTGGCAAAGTATTCATTACTAGCCCAGCAATAACCTTTTTCATTACACAAAGCTGTGATTTCTCCATAAAGAAGTTTTGCACTAGGTATCAATGAATCGTCATATCTAACATTTGCAGGTATGATAGCGTAATATCCTCTGTGATCCACTTTTTATCCTCCAATATTTAACTTTTTGATCGTTTCTTGATTTAACTTAATCCCTTTGATTTGGTACTTATTTTTAAAATTAGTTACACCGATTTGATGTTTTTCTGTGTGGTGTATTCTGCAAAGTCCTGCGTAAGTGTATTCTGAATGATCAATTTTTTTACGTTTTCGTCTACCCAATGCTTTATCGAAGTGATCAATGTCAGCTCCTGTTCTTCCACAAATACAACAGACTCTTTTCGTAATACACTTGTAGAAGTAGTATTCTTGATTCGCTGGTAAGATTTCATATCCTTCTTTAAAAGGAATATGATGTTCAAAGATGAAATCTAAGATGATATTTGCTAGGATGTTTACATCGCTCACAGTTGTATTCGATTCGTCTTTGAGGCTTATTTTCCGCCCTGTGACACCTTCAAAACGAAAGTAGAAGAATTCCTTCCAGAAATCTGTTGGCGTGCCTGTATCGATGAATATATCCCCTATGAGCGCATAAATGAAGTTTCTTTGCTGGGCTGTGAAGCGACGTGGATCGATAAAACGCACTTCAATGATCCGATCACCTTCATAGCCTTCGTACATTGTTCTTAAACGTTCGATGTTTACTTCTTCGTTGATTGTTGCGCCAATGTAGTTGCCCCTAAAATTCTTTAGTACTGCAGAATATGAATCGATTAATGGTTTGAACACTCATATCACTTCTCTTTTACTTCTTCTTTGTATTGGTCTTCTAACCAGTTAACACCTCGTTTCAGAACACCTAGATCACGTTTAGTCCATTTGCTATCATCCGCTGTAATAGAAGCCGCATCAGTCAACGCAACAATTGCTTCATCAATTGTTTTTTCATACTTATTAGCAATAAGCTGTAAAGCATCCAAAAATAGTTTTTTACTTCGCTGACTCGCAGTTTCTAGCATTGAAACATCCTCTGGCATATCTTCACCGGCAAAGATATATAAACCAAGACCGAACATTGCGAGGTTTTTTACTAGACAACGCATGATTGTCTTGTTGATATCGAACATAGTTGCTGCTTCAACTCTCTTTTTAACTTTTCCAACAATTTCTTTTTTCTTCGTTTCGTTATTCCATTGATAGTCATTAACTTCATAGGTGTACGGCTCATCTTTCATTGCCTTGTTTGCTCCGTCCATCACTGGCAGCCACATATCACGCTTTACTCCAGTGACTGTGATACTGGTAAAGACCATGTACCCTGTTTTCTCATCAAAAAGATAAGGGCGATTTGTTTCTGGATCACGATAGATTTCGTAGTCTACCTCTTCACAGATCTTACTGACTTCTGCCCACGCCCATGCCCAAGATAGATAAGTCAGTTTATTTCTTTTTTCGACCACATCATTGACGGTTATCTTGTATAGGCTATTGAATAATTTGTTATCGGTGCGTTGCGTTCCTTCACTCATCGAATTCTTCCTCCATTTCAGCAATGTATTTTTTCCCTTGTCCGTAGTATGAGATATCGATCAAATTTCCCCTCTCGTACTCTTCAAGCGCATCAATCAAGCCATCTTCGATGACGTAGATATATTCTGGTTTATTTGAATGTTTTGATAGATGGATAAGATAGACATGGTCATAGATACTCACAAAATTCCCCAGATCATCTTGATCACATGCTAGTTCTTCATCCGTCAAAAGATTTCGTCTAATTTTTCGGTTATTTGTTCCTTTAATATTCATTTTTCCCCAATCAGGGTCAGTCAAATATTGATCTAGAGTGGAAAGTTCTTTTTCCATGTGTTAACATCTCCTTAGATGTGTTTTCTTTAGTGACTCTATGCTTGCAGGCGGAGTCACTTTTTTTGTATTTTTTCTCCACACTTTGAACAATACGGTCCATCCCATGGATGACACTGTTGTAGTAACTTATTGTTAAAACGTAATGTATAGCGACAATCCGGACAATAAAAAACATGTCTGTAAAATAGATACTCTTTTATTTTTTGTCTTAATTTCATTTAATTTCCTGCCATTTCTTTTGTTTATTGATCACCTGTTGACTTAAGAAAGTTGACTTATTGTCACGCCACCATCTATCAGCAATCACCTTTCCTTTTTTCAAAGCTTCTTTTCGTTTCATATGTTCTCCTTTCCTTGGAATCTAATAGGTTCATCAAAACCATTAAACTTGCGAAAATACTCCCTCCCACTACGCTGTAGTGCGCTACTAGTACGAGTAAACCTAAAATGACTCCGATAAAAAGCGTGTCTGTCTTTTTCATAGTCTTATCTCCCTATTTTTAATTTCTAACTTGCGTAAATCTTCAAGCTCATTCGCAATCAGCTCTGCTTGTCTATCTGAAAGCTCATCGGCTTTTCTGAGTGCTGCACGATCATCCTGTAATTCTTTTCTACGTAGCCTTATAAGATTGATAATTTGGTGTTCTTGTTGTACTGTGTATGCCATCAAATTACCTCCTATATATCCGTATTCAGTGTCGAAAATTCGCAATTCTATCTACGACATCAAATTTGATTCCTCCTCATCCCTGCTTGTGCAGGTTCTCGTTATTGTTGTGCCTATGAGATTCTTCTTTTTGGTATAATTTAATTATCAGCACTGCAATGCTGAAATAATCGAAAGGAGAATACTAATTGAAAAAATATATAATAAGCTTTCGTTATCTTGAAGTCGCTGACCCAGAGCTAGCTATCAAGATTCGCGCAAAGATTGAGTCTTTGTCACCCGATACATGGATTCACGTTTTGGAAAATCAATTGTTAGTTCAATCTGAAAAAAATATTGAAGAAATATACTCGTATCTATCATCAGAGCTAAAAAATGTACGACTTTCAATTGCACAATTTGATAAGATTTTCATAAACGATGGTTTTATGAGTGAACTTGAATCCCGTAACTACTAGAATCTCGCTCGCCTAACATAATCTTCGTACAGAGCGATGTATTCTTTTTTTGAAATTGGCGGCCTTTCAAAAGTCATTCCTGAAAAAATAGATGACTGTTCATCAGAATCTGTTACTTTTTCAACATTCAATTCATGATGCTCCTTACTTCCTCTAATAGTAGGGAGCGTTTTTACTATTTCTTCTGCAAACTCTAGCTTTTCAACTAATTCCTTTGCATCTTTCAATTGCTCTATGGTTAATTGGATTTTTTCACTAGTTAGGCAAACAACAGCATCATCCTCGTTTATGACAGTTGAACCCAAATCTCTTGCAGCATTTAGAAACATCTCAGCGCCTTCCATCATCGTTTCCCACACTTGCCATTTTTTCTCTAATTTTTTATTGATTTTCATTCTGTTACCTCCTATGCGAGTTGTTTTTGTTCGATTAAAGGAAGTATTCCGTTATCCTTCAAAAGTTGATAGATAAAAATATGACCTTGTTGTGTCCACTTAGTACTAGGTTTCAAATTCTCGCTACCTTGTACTGGGATCATCTCGGTATGTGTGTAGCCCTTGTCTTGGTGTTTGCGATAAAGTAACCAAGCATTACCTTGACGGTACTGAACACCTAAATCATGCAATAGATTGTTCATCTTGGTTGCGCTCATGCCGTAATTTTTAGCTATGATACTGATTGTCATAAGGCTTTTGTTTTTTAAAATGTTGTCATAGTACTCCGCTTTGGGTTGTAACTCATTTACCCGTTGTTCAGCGACTAATCGTAAAGCACGTTCCTCTTTAAGTTTGGTTGCTACTCCGATAAGTAAATCTGGGTTATTTAGCAACTCATCTGTTGCATAAATACCGTGTTTACGGATTGCTGGTAGGACTTCGCTTGTCACCCAGCGTTTGAACTTTTTTGCTGACGACAAGTTGCTACCAAAAATCAAATCATAAACTCCACTTTCGTTTATTAAAGTTGGATACTGGTTCCTTCCTAATTTATCTTTAAAAGATGGGGTGGTGTTTTGGCACCCTATGATTTTGTCTTCATTTTCAACGTGTTGTTTTAAAGCGTTATTCGAATCTTTAAACCCTAACGCTGTTGCAACATCTTTCCCTACAAAATATGGTTCATCATTTGCTAAAACCGTTCGAACCTCGTTTTGTTCGAAATTAAAAATTTGTGGTTGATTCATTGTGTTGCCTCCATTCTCTAATACTCTGGTAAATCATCAAATAATCGTTTTAAAAACGGGCGGATATTCTCGGCATCGAAAAGCCATTTACCATCTGTGTCTTTTTTAGCTAACTTGTTTTTCCGAACATATGGGTCATCGACGATGTACTCCATTATCCATGCTCGTTTACGACGAGTAATTTTTTCCATGTCAGCAATAGTTAAAAACTGTGGTCGTAGATAATGCTCAAACAGTTCTCTAAGGTATGCGTCTGCATATTCTTTCCAGTACGCGTCATCAACCTGAATATCCACCGTCACTGACTGTCTTTGTTGCTGAAACATAGATTACGCCCCCTTTACTATTGCAATCTGTAAATCGTTGGCGATTGTACGTTTGTATGCCTGGGCTTTAGGACCTTTTTGAACACCTTCTACAATTTGCTTGGCGTATGTCGGTGAAGTTCCGATTAATTCTCCTAGGTATTTCCAGGTTTTATCTTGACGTTTCATTTGAATCAGGACCATTTCATGAAAATCTTCAATGACCATAACGTCACCTTCTTTCTTATTTTTCTTAAACGTGTTTAATAATTTTGATATAATTCTCATATCAGCGAGTGGTCCGCTGAAATAATTGATAAGGTGGTGATTTACGTGAAGAATGTTTACGCTAATTTACTTGGCGAATGGCAAAATCTGTCAGCAGATCCTAACTGCGTCATCGGAACTAATCATTCAGATCCCAACACTTGGTGGAGAGAAGAGGGACATGAACTATTCAATTATGACTACATTAATTTGCATTTTCGTGGCCAAGACTTCCGCATTCACCCGTCATTCATTCAAATTGTCACTGACAAGAATTGATTGCAGGTGATTAGCAGTTCTGTTCAAATCAAGGTCTCTGAATGTTAAATTTTCTTCATATTCATGGACCTTGTTTTTCAACGTATTGCTCACAACATCTGAAACCAATTCCCATTCCGCCAACGTCATCTCCTCGCCTTCATGCAGGATTGTATTTATATTTTCTTTAGTAACCATCTTTCTCACCTCATTTCTCATATAGTTAAACTAGAAATATAGCTAGAAATTAAACTAATTATTGACATTTTTAAACTATAGTGTAAAATAAAACCATAGCTAAATAAGACTGAAAAAAGCCTATAAATCAGTATTTCTAAGTTTACCGACCTCGAAATTTTTTGATTTTTATTGGTGCTATTTAGTTTTGTTTCTAGCTAAATAACTAGCTTATGAATACAGTATATTAGACTATAGATTAATTGTCAAATTATTTTTAATCAAAAGTTTAATTTTATGTGTTCTCTATTGAGGAGAATCTTGAGATGACGGTATTTGATAGAGTAAAAAAACTAGCTGACAAACAAGGAATTTCTATAAATACTTTAGAAGAACGAACTGGATTCAGCAAAAATTACTTGTACTCTTGGAAGAAAAAAGTACCTAGTGGCAATAATCTAAAAATTATCGCTGACTACTTCGGCGTAACAACTGACTATCTACTAGGACGCACAGACAACCCTAATCCAATACAGGAACGTGTGCCTGACGATTTAGACAAGATGCTCGACAACGCTATGACTTTTGGTGGTAAACCACTGACCGATATAGACAGAGCGGCAATTCGCGCTTATATAGAAGGTAGACAAAGTTCGAAGTGAGGTGAGTGTATGCAGTTATTAGAAACGGTACTTAATGAATGTGGCGTAGGTATTGCTTATGTTGAAATGGAATCAGATGGCTGCTATATCGAAGAAGAGCATATTATCTTCGTTAACTGCAGCCTCTCGCAAGAAGACAGAAGAAAAACAATTTATCATGAAATAAAGCATGTTGTAGATCACAAAGAATTTATTGAGCTCTACAAGATATTTTATTTCAGAACTAAAATGGAATATGAAGCTGATCGCTTTATGATTGAGAATTTACTCTACGATTTTTTATCTGAATGTCATATCGATCCATATCAAATAAACATTTTTTCATTTATGGACTACTATGAACTAGATTACAATTGCGAATCTACTATCAGAAATCTTATTTTAGAAATGGTAAGAAACGAAGTTGCAGTTTAATTATTATTTTTTTGCCTGGAAAACGAACATACATTCTTGAAAAGGGATTCATTATGTCCGAAAAAAATTTGACTATACCAAACGGTTTTTTACTACAGAATGAAGCAAAATTTAATATTGACATGGATAACTACTTAAATTTAATACTAACAAATGATGTTTTGTCTCAAATAGAAATATCCGAAGGAGATATTGCGTTAGTAAAAAAACAACAGGCTTTCAAGATAGAGAGTTAGCCGTGTTAGAGTCCTAGAATGTCTAAGAAAGGTGTTGATTATCATGGCTAGTATCAAGCAACAAGAAAACGGAAAGTGGCGTTTTCGTATTCGATATAAAGATAACGGAAAATTTAGAGAAGTTTCGAAAAGTGGGTTTAGAACAAAGAGAGATGCACAAGCTGCGGCAAATGAACTTGAAAGACAATATAATAACGGTGTTCAGATTGGAGCTAATAACATATTAATGGCCGACTATTTGGAGGATTGGCTCGAAGTTTACAAAAAACCAAATATCAAACAATCAACTTATCTTAGGTTAGAACGTTCCATAAGACTTCATATATTACCTACGTTTGGAATGATGAGTTTAAAGGAAATAACCCGTACAGATATTGTTAAGTGGGTAAATGACCTAGATACCACAAAGCAACAAACAAGAAACACAATTCGATCAAATCTAAATGTGTTACACGATGCATTAGAGACTGCAGTATATGAACTCAACTATCTTGAAAAAAATGTTGCTAAAAAAATAAAACTCCCAACCGCTAAAGAAGAACAGAAATTGAAATTCTATTCTAAAAATGAGCTTGCTCAAATGTTAGAATACTTATCCTCTTATAAATTAGGTAAATACGCTCATTCCATTCAATATTACGTCTTATTCTACCTGTTAGCGAGTACTGGTCTCCGATTAGGCGAAGCTTTAGCGTTAGAGTGGTTAGATATTGACGGAGATAAATTAACAGTAAACAAATCACTATCTTACGATGATCATAACAATTCAATAATTACGCCACCTAAATCAAAAACAAGTATTCGTACGATCAAAATTGATGATCGTCTTGTTCATCTGCTAAAGAAACATAAAATAAACAAGAATGAATGTATTTTGAGGTATCGATCGTACGATAGCCCAATAAATGAATCTATGGTATTTTCTAACGAAAACGGCAACTATTTGCGCCATTCAGTTGTTAGAGAATTTTTCTATAAAACATGTGAACGTGCGAATGTCCCTGTACTTTCCCCTCATGCTTTGCGGCATAGCCATGCAGTTCATTTACTAGAATCTGGGGCAAACATAAAGTATGTCAGTACTCGACTTGGGCACAGCACTATAAGTGTGACTGCTGACATTTATATGCACATTACAGAAAAAATCGAAGATGATTCTTTAAAACTCTACCAAAACTATATGAACGAAAAAGGAGCACTCAAAGAGCACTCCTAAATTTTTTTATTATTTTTGTGGCAAATTTGTGGCAAATGTCAATCACTCACCCCATGAAAAGCTTGAAATCATTGGTAATTTAACCTTAACCAACGCTGCCTTCCATCTCATAACTAATCAACCGATTCAACTCTACCGCATATTCCATCGGTAGTTCTTTTGTGAATGGTTCGACGAAGCCCATGACGATCATTTCTGTGGCTTCAGATTCGGTCAAGCCGCGGCTCATGAGGTAGTAAAGTTGTTCTTCTGAGATTTTGGAGACTTTTGCTTCGTGTTCCAACGAAACTTGGCTGTTGTGGATCTCGTTGAATGGAATGGTATCAGATTTGGACCATTCGTCCATGATGATGGTATCACATTCGATATGGGAGATCGAGCCGGCGCTGTCTTTTCCAAAGGTGACTTGGCCTCGGTAGTTTACTTCGCCGCCGTCTTTTGAAATTGATTTTGAGACGATCGAGCTTGAAGTGTTTGGTGCATTATGGATCATTTTTGCGCCTGTGTCTTGGATTTGGTTGGCTCCGGCAAATGCGATGGATAGCATGGTGCCTCGTGCGCCTCGTCCGTCTAAGTAGACACTTGGGTATTTCATGGTTGTTTTGGCTCCTAAGTTGCCGTCAATCCATTCAACAGTTGCGCCTTCGTAGGCTTTTGCTCGTTTGGTTACGAGGTTATAGACGTTGTCTGACCAGTTTTGAATCGTTGTATAGCGGCAGTAGCCGTCTTTACGGGTAAAGATTTCCACGATGGCTGCGTGTAGGCTGTTGCTTGAATAGGTTGGTGCAGTACAGCCTTCGACATAGTGGATGCTGGCGCCTTCGTCCACGATGATCAACGTACGTTCGAATTGGCCGGTGTTTTCGGCGTTGATTCGGAAGTAGGTTTGTAATGGGACATCGACTTTGACGCCTTTTGGTACATAGATAAACGTACCTCCAGACCAAACGGCTGAGTTTAGTGCGGCTAGTTTATTATCTGTTGGTGGCACGAGTTTTGAAAAGTATTCTTTGAATAGTTCAGGATACTCTTTCAATGCAGAATCTGTGTCGGTAAAGACGATGCCGAGTTTTTCGAATTCGTCTTTCATATTGTGGTATACGACTTCTGATTCGTATTGGGCTGAAGCGCCGGCTAAATAAGCACGTTCGGCTTCTGGAATACCGATTCGTTCAAAGGTTTCTTTGATTTTTTCTGGTACGTCATCCCAATCGCGAGCAGGTCGGTCACTTGGTTTTTGGTAATATTTGATGGCATTGAAATCAATGTCAGATAAGTCTGGTCCCCAGTCTTGCATAGGCATTTTGTTGAATGCTTCCAGAGATTTCAAACGAAACTCCAACATCCATTCTGGTTCTTCTTTGATTCGTGACATTTCTCGAACGACTTCTTCGGTCAAGCCTTCTCCTGTACTAAAAACGGGTTCCACATCGTCGTGGAAGCCAAATTTATATTCTTCTAATTCTGGTACGCCCAT